CCTAAATCTATTACTAACCTAAACAATCTATTAACCTTTTGACACTGCAAAGGTACGACGAATTCTTCGTACCCTCGAATATTTTCTGTAAGAAGTATCTTTTTTCCCGTCTTTCTTAATCTATATCAAGTGGCTGTGTGCGATAACAACAACAAGTTATGCCTTTTCTGCATTTTTGATGACGGGGAGGGCTAAGGCAGAATTCCGTTGTCTCATTTCAACCGGTCCATGATGTCATGGGGCAGTTGCAGCATGACGGGCTGCACGCAACCGCAGTATTGCTTGTCGGGTTCTCCGACGGCAACAAGCAACACCGAGAAGGTTTGTTGGCTTTTCTGACAATAAACAGGCTCTGAGAAGGCGTTTTTATCGAGCAAGCAGTCTTTCTCTTCGATTTTTGCGAATTTTGAGGTGTTTTTATAAAGCGCTGAAATACAATAAGATATGGAAAATCGCGTTTTTTGCTCTTTGCCAAAAAGGTACTTTGACCAAAAATTCTCTAGAGAATTTTTGGTCATCTCGGTAGTTTGACTCGGTCATCCCACCTTTTTGATCGCATGAAAAGGCCTTTTTGACCAAGTCAACTCACTGTTTTTTCTTTGCAACAGCCGATTTTTGGTGTCATCATCCTTGTTTTTCCTGATTTTCAACTCACGTTCCTCTCTAGAATGACTGGAAATGTTGACAACGTTTTGTTAAGAGTTTTATAGGCTTGCCTTGGCTCCTTTCATCCTTCCTCCTTATGGCCTTATACTCAGCATTTATTCGCTCGCTTTGTTGCAGAATCCAAATAAATTGCGTAAGTTTGCAAAAGAATAAAGAATGAACGCACTATGGAGCAGATGATGAGAAAATATCCGGTAGGCATACAGACCTTCGAGAGAATCATTAGAGAGGGTTTTATCTATGTTGACAAGACCGACCTCGTATGGCAAATGGCACACTATGCCACCTTCGTTTTCATGAGCCGTCCCCGCCGCTTTGGCAAGTCACTGCTCACGTCGACTTTGGAATCGTATTTCAAAGGCGACCGTGAGTTGTTTGAGGGCTTGAAGATCATGGAGCTTGAGAAGGAATGGACGCAGTATCCGGTGCTACATCTCGACCTCAGCGTTGCCAAAGGACAGGACAGTGCAGAAGAACTTCGCGAGACGCTAATGTGGATGATGGGACCATTAGCAAAAGTTTTTGGGCGCGAGAGCGATGAGACCACGCCGGGCAAGCTGCTCACCGGCCTCATCCATCGTGCGCAGGAGAAAACGGGCAAACAGGTGGCAGTGATCATCGACGAGTACGATGCCCCTTTACTTGACGTGCTCCATGACCAGACCACGCTTGACGCCATGCGCAAGGTCATGCAGGAGTTCTACGTGCCACTCAAGGCTAATGAGCAGTACCTTAAGTTCTGTTTCATCACCGGCATCACGAAGTTCTCGCAGCTGAGCATCTTCTCCACCATCAACAACTTGAAGAATGTGTCCTTGCTGCCAAAGTTTGCCACCATCTGCGGATTCACCGAGCATGAGGTGCAGACTGTTTTCAAAGAGGACATCTGCGAAATGGCAAAGGACTTCAAGCTGACGCCGGAGCAGATGTACGCCAAGATCAAGTTCAAATACGACGGCTATCATTTTGCCGGTGGCGCTGAGGCCGTTTTCAATCCTTTCAGTCTGCTCAACGCCTTGGGCGACCGGTTGCTGAAGAACTACTGGTTTGCCTCCGGTACGCCGACATTCCTCATCAAGCAGATGCAGCATTTTCATACAGACATCACCTCGCTCGATTCGCTCGATGTGCCAGAGTCGGCCTTCGACCAACCCACAGAGAACATGAAAGATGCTCTGCCGTTGCTCTATCAGAGCGGTTATCTCACGATTAAGGACTACGATGCAGAAGGCGAGACCTACTTTCTGTCCATTCCCAATCAAGAAGTACGCGTAGGCTATGTCAATGGTTTGCTGCCCACTTATACCGGCTTGAACAGTGGTGACGTGCAAGTCGGCTTTGCCTTAAAATTCTGGAGAGCACTCAAGCAGGGCGACATCGACTTGGCCATGCAGCACATGCAGGCTTACCTCGCCGGCATCCCTTATGTCGAGGGCTTCAAGCAGAAACTCGCTGAGGCCAAGACAAAGGAAGGCTTCTACGAGTACACCTTCTATCTGATCTTCTCCATGCTCAATGTCTATGTGCGCACGCAGGTGAAGGTAGCGGGCGGCCGCGCGGATATGGTCATCTTCATGCCCGACACCATCTACGTCATGGAGTTGAAGGTGGGCGACACGGCGCGTCATGCCCTTGAGCAGATTGATGCTCGCGGCTATGCCAAGCCCTATCTCACTGACGGCCGACGGGTGGTGAAGGTCGGCATCCGCTTCGATGCTGACAAGCATACGGTGGACGAGTGGGAGGTAGAGTGATATTTAACTATTCGCCCCAAATAAAAAATCTGGCAGATTCTTTTTAGCTGTCGTCAGCATTCCAGTTAATGATTTGCTGAGACTGGCTAACAAGAATCTGCCAGATTATCCAGTTTTTTTAGTATTTGTTACTTTTTTACGACTACCTTCTTGCCGTTGACAATGTAGATGCCCGGCTGGGAGATGGTAGAGACGACCAGGTCAAAACGCCTTTCTGACCTTGTGAAATCACCGAGATGACAGCATCAGAAAGGCTTTCTGATAATGTAAAATTATGTTTCCCTTAATGAAACCAGTACTCTATATTTGTATTGTGTTGTGCATCAGTTGTTTATGGAAAGGGTCTCAAAATTCGCAAAATTGAGAGCAGCATAGTGGTTGGTTCAGAAAATCGCATAGAAATCGGCCGAAAATTGTTAGTTTACTCAACAAAGAACATGGATAACAACATGCCCGTTGTATTGATGCTGTAAATGTTATATGTGTTATAAAATGTGTGTCATTGTTTGTGTATTTGCTTCTTTTTTGCTAATTTTGCAGTATGTTTGTAAGAACCGACGCCCCGTCTCCTTTCTGCAGAGCAGCCGCGCCAACAACTTTAGGTACATGGAAAAGGTAAAAAGAAGTAAGAGAGAGTGGATGCGGCGCTATGTGAGCTTCGTCTTTATCCTGTTTGTTATCGCCTTTGGCACTTCGCTGTCGATACGGGCTAATCTGGGGTCGTCCCCCATCTCGGCACCACCTTATGTGTTGTCGCTCATCCCCGGCATACCGCTGACGATGGGTGTCATCGTCATCTGTATGCACGTGCTGTTTATTCTCATACAGATTTTGTTGCTCCGCCGTAACTATGAGTTGCGGCAACTCTCCCAGATATTGGTGTCGTTTCTCTTTGGCTTCTATACCGACCTGACCATGTGGCTCACGGGCTTCATGCAAGTGCCGGCGTCGCTGCCTCATGCTGTGGGCTATCCGCTGCAATTCGTGGAGTTGCTCATCGGTGGCGCGTTGCTGGCTTTCGGTATAGCTTGCGAGGTGCGCTGCGACTCGTTGATGCTTGCCGGTGAGGGACTGCCGCTGGCTATCTCCAAAGCTGTGCATGGCGATTTCGGCAAGGTGAAGATGTGCTCCGACACAGGGCTCGTGGCCATTGCCGTGGTATTGATGTTTCATTTTTTTGGGCATTGGGACTGGAAGATGGTCGGTGTGGGTACCCTCGTGAGCATGTTCTATGTCGGTTTCATGGTTCGCATCTTTGCTCCACACATTGCCTGGCTCGACATCATCTTCATCCCGGTTGATGAGCGTCAGGAGGAAGCTGCGGAGAAACACGAAGAAGAGGCAGAGGAAGACGCCGTGCCGTTTGTCGTCACCATTGCGCGCGAGTATGGCAGTGGTGGCTTGACACTGGGCAAGATGCTCGCCCAGCGGCTTGGCGTGGACTACTACGACCATGCGATCATCGACGAGACGGCAGAGCGGTTGGGCTACTCCTCTGAGTTTGTGCGGGAGAATGAGCAGAACATCAGCAATGCCAAGTTATGGGAACTCATCTTCACCGACAAGAGTATCCCGATGTCGATGAATCCCTCGCATGACGATGCCATCTTCGTGAGCGAGAGCCGCATGATCCGCACGCTGGCTGTGAAGAAGCCCTGCGTGATCATCGGGCGTTGTGCCAACTGGGTGCTGCGTGGTGATGCCAAAGCCTTCCGTGTCTTCGTGACGTCGGACAAGGACGATGCCGTGAAGCGGGTGATGGACAAAGACCATCTCGATGCCGCCGCTGCCACAAAGCGTATTGAACAAGTGAACAAGGGACGCAGCAACCACTACTTCCAATATACGGGACGGCGGTGGACCGACGCCCACGACTATGATCTTGTGCTCAATACCAGTAAGCTCGGCATTAGCCGTTGCGCCGACATCATCGCTGACTGCGTGCAAGAGGGACAGAAAGAATAAGTACAAGTATCTCTTCATTTGTTAATAAGTGATAATTATTAGCAGTTTTTCTCAGAAACATTTGGTAGTTTCGGATAATCCTCGTACCTTTGCAGTCGCAATTGAGAAATGAACATTATCTCGGTTAGCTTACATCGCGGAGTGGAGCAGTTGGTAGCTCGCCAGGCTCATAACCTGGAGGTCGCACGTTCGAGTCCTGCCTCCGCAACTAAAATGCCCGTAAAGTCTTATAATCAAAGGACTTACGGGCATTGCCGTTAGTAGCGGGACAAAAATGGGACAGTAATATGGATGGCATTGGCTGCATCTGTGCAGACAATGTTAAAAAAATGTGCTCCATAAAAAAAGAACTTTTATCTAATAACAAGATTCTCGGTTTTACCTATCCGAAGCTGCATAAGGGGAAGGTATCTTATGTAGACTTCTTTTTCTACGATTCTCTCAGCGATACTATGCGTAGAAAAAAGTACATGCTTGGAAGGTTTTCGTCCAAGCGTGAACGTGACACGATGGCTGCTATTCTAATCAGTAATCTTGTTGAAAAGCTTAAAAAAGGCTGGAATCCTTTTGCCTCCACTATCATTACTCGGCCACAGGCTTCGTTTTCTGATGTCTTACAAAAATATGAGGATTATACCTTCTCTGCTGAGGAGAAAAATATCCTTAAGCATAAAACGGCTGTGGATTATCGTAGCCGGCTCAAGCAGCTTCGGATCTATCTCAAAGAGGCGAATGTGAAAATTCAGTCCGTCTATCAGTTCGACAAAGCTTTCGTTATAGACTTTCTCGATTATCTTATTCTCGATAAAGATGTGTCGGCCAAGACCCGCAATAACTACAGGACTTGGTTGTCTACATTCGCCACATGGCTTAAAGATCGGCAGTTCATCGAGAACAATTTCATGGAGGAGATTCATTTGCTGAAGGAAGGCGATAAAAAACGTGATCCTATCCCGCAGAAGGAACTGCACCGGTTGAAGATCTACGGGCTGCAGAATAAGCCGGCTTTCTATCTCGCCTGCATGATGGAGTATTACTGTTTCATCCGCCCGGATGAGTTGCGCTATGTGAAGATCGGGGATATTAGCATCAAGGACCAGACGGTCTACGTCCACCCAGAGTTCGCCAAGAACCGCAAGGGGCAGTATGTCGCCCTCAATGACCAGGTGATAAAGATCATGCTTGACCAGCGTGTCTTTGACCATCCTTCCCACCACTATCTGATATCCCGCGACCTCACTCCCGGACCTGAGCAGTCCTACATCAACCAATATAGATATGAGTGGTCGAAAGTTCGCAAAGCTTTGGGCTGGCCTATGTCCTATCAGTTCTACAGTCTTAAAGACTCCGGAATACGGGACCTTGCCAATGCCGAAGGGATTGTTATGGCCAGAGACCAGGCACGGCATACCGATGTCAGCGTCACCAATAAATATCTGAAGAATACCCGTTATGCACATGACGAGACCAAGCACTTTAAAGGGGAGCTATGATCACTCACCGCTCCCCGACGAAATTACATATAACCAATATAAAGTAGTACGTAGAATCTAAATCTCGTAGAAGTACCCCGTCTTCTCTTTCTCAACGCCGTCGTCCCTGACGTTCATCTCTATCTTGCTGCAGATGTACTTCTTGTTATGGAACATATACAGATTGGTCGGATCCGGGATTTCGTCAGTCACGAACTTGATGTTCACCAGATTCTTTGGATCTATGTTCATGGACTGAAATCTGCTTTGAGTCTTTTCACTTCTGCCGTTTCCGAATGTTCTGCCTATCGTGGCCGGTGTGCTCTCCAAGGCCAGACTACCCTTTTCGGACGCAATCGTATAAGAAGGATAACAACGGAAATCCGTGTACACAACAGGAACACGATAGTTCAAATCTTCATTTTCAAGTCTGTTTGTCGCAGCCACAGCCTTATGTGCTTTGATATTGACTACACAATTTGCTTGGAAAGCCACTGCCATACTTGACTCATCTGTACTCTCCTCATCTTTGGTAGTCGCTGAGCCTTCCATGGCATCCTGTACTGTATAGTAGTATTCACCGTTGTCATCTTCCTGCATGTTTTCCAGTGACGCCTGCTTCTCGTTCGTGACCGACGGCATGACCATCCATGCTATCTGTCCCGTGAAAAGTCCTGCCCATGGTGCTTTCTTCTCATCGTCATTAAGATTCTTATGTTGAATCATAGCCGCCGGACAGATAGCTATTTCCTCTTTGTTGTCGCTGTTGATATCACGGATAACAGGATTGAAGAATCCACATTGTGTCAGTTGCCATGTCAGGTTCTCATTCTCAGGATTGCCGTCGGCCGGCAACTCAGCATAGATATAATAGTTGTCTCCGGTTTTGAAGATCGTCGTACGTTGCTCTTTTATCGTCATGTTAGCGATGGCGTCGAGCATCTCCTTGCGCGTTCCAAATTCAATCGTCTTGTATTCTTCCAATACTTCTTGCGAAATACATTCTCTGAAATCTCTATCCGAGGCATCATCGAAGGCATAAGCGACGTTTGATGTTACCAGGTTCTCAAGGCTTCCTTCTTCATCATGCTCTACAGTGAAGTCATCTTCGGCCTCGTATGTGGCGAGTCCGTTGGCCAGCAATTCGTTAGTAGCTTTAATCCTTACTGTCCTCGATGTTTCATCAAATATGAACGATGCGTTGAAGAGCTTGCGGAACTCATCCAGGAACTTATACACCGTCCAGTGGGGCAGGGCATCCTTGATCTTGCCGGTCCTGCAAGCAGAAACGATTACGAGGCGGTTCCACGGATCCTTGTCAAGCGCATTCTCTGCGATTTTGTACCCCTCATATTCCATCACCTTCCGGAGAATGTAGAACAAATATGGCATGGGCGCAAGATTGTACATAAAATAGAAAGTGCCTTTCTCCTTGTGTCCGTTTACCTTCATATCGCCTTTAAATGTTCCTACTCTGTTGGCCAGAATGGAATTACTCTCATCATGTATAGTAGAAAAGACGGCCACACCTTTCTGCCCGACAATATTGGAACTGCTTAAATCAATGTGAAGAGCATAGTTTTTCAACTTCGAGAGTTTATAAGGTGGCTTGAATCCAAAGCGTTGGAGCATGGCTGTGTCAAGTCCGGAGTCCAATACAATCTCGGGATAGTCAATCTCATCGATATATTGCTTCTCGAATTTTGAGTTGTATTTTACCCTGCTTTTCCCCGCGCTGATCTGCAATTTCACCTCTTCCTTATTGATGGCGGTGACGATACCCTTGCCGCTCATCACGAGTCTGTTGGCAGCATACAGGCGGCACTCCTCGAAATCCGCGATCTTCTTGCGCACGTCGAGGCGCTGCACGTTGCCGAATACCTCCCGGTTCGCGGCAATGGCCAGGGGAAACGTGATGTCGTAGGTGTAGGACCCTGACGACTTCACGTATTCGTTCTCCATGGTAATCTTTATATTCTGCGTGGTAAGGGGATAGGCCTTCTTGCCATTGAGTGTACATACTATCATAGCGTATCTTATTTATTGTTTTGCAGATGGTTCCAATGTCTCTCAGCTCTCTTGAACTTCTCCATCGACACGTCGATACCGTCGTCAATGGCCTGTCCGAGCTTACTGAGCGTCTCATTGGTCTTTTGGAGCGTCCCTGCGATGTCGCTGTTATCAGTCGTGACGTTGACCTGCGGAGCATATGCGATGGCAGCGCTGCCACCATTCCCCAGCGTCCGTGTCACGTCATCAGCGGTGAGCGATGCCACGCGATTATTTTTCTGCGCTTCGTCGATGAGCGAGAAGACAGGACGGAGTTTGCTGTTGTTCACCGCCTCGTGGTTAGCCACGAACTCTCCTTCATGCACGACGCCGGCCTTCTTATGGTAGTCCTTGCCGCCTGTGAATCCGCCGACATAATATCCGGCTTCCTCTGCCTGGTGCTGCTTCTTGATGGTGGCGATCTGCATCATGCCGGCAGCGGTGGCCATGGCAGCTGCTACGGGCCCGAGCCACACGTTGATCTTAGAACCTGACGCATAGGCATTGATGGCAGCGAGAGCCGTGGAGGCGAGCGCCTGGGCGATCTCGATCTTCATGGCTTTTTTGTTGGCTTTCGTCTTGACCTTGGCCAGCTCCTTATCCCGCTTCTTTTCGAGGCGTTCCTTCTTCTTCGAGTTGTTCCCGGCGGCGTCTATCTGCTTCTGATAGTTGGCACTGATTCTTGCCGTCTCCAGGTCGCTGCAGGCCTGCGCATATGAGGAAGCCGTGCCCATGAGGTTGCTGATTCCGCTGAAGGCGGCTTGAGCAGCGACAATGATTTTGTCCGTTGTCTCCTGGCTGAGCTGCTTCTTGGCCTCCTGATATTGTGCGAATGCGATTTCATCATTATTGTACAGCTCCGTCAACTTCTCATTGACGGCCTTCTGTTGCTTTACGGCGTCAAAAGCAGAGAAGGAAGAAATAGCAGGATTATCGCTGTTATATCCAGCATTACTTTCATCAACACCCGCGCGGTTCTTGGCCTTGTTCAATGCATCAGTCCCCTGCTGACGTATGGCAGCGGGGGAGTTCTGCTCGGCTCGCAAGTCCTTGTACTTCTCCTTGATGTGCTCTATGATGGCATCGTACGCCTCTTGTGTCATCTGACCGCTTGCTTTCAGCGTCTCGAACATGCGCGTGACACCTTCCTTCTCGAGTATTTCCTGCTCTGCCAGCGTCATTTTGCCCATCTCCTTGCGGTACTCAAGCAGCTGCTTCTCGTAGTCCTCCTGCAGCTGCATCTGATGGTCAGTCTCTTCCTTGGCCCGCTGCAGCTCCAGACTGTGCCATTCCTTTGAGCTGACATTATAGAGGGCCTGCTGCTGTTTGATATACCTTATCTTTTCCTGGAAGAGGTTCTCGTCCAAAAGCCGTTCGTTCTGATAGGCCATGGCATTCGTCTTATCGTAATATTGCTTACGGAATGACTCTTCACGGCGCAAATGGTCGAGTTCCATGTCCTGACGCTTGATATCGTTCAGCTGGTCTTGATAATCCTGGTCAGCCTTAGCGCGGTCGTCGAGCAGTTTCTTGTATTCGTCGGAGTCCTTCCCATATATGACTCCCAACTTGTCATAGTACTTGACCGCTGCATCATGCCTTGTCTTGATATAGTCAGAGTAAGCAATGTCTCCTTTTGAGTAGGCAGCCATGGCGATGGCGAGCTGCTCGGAATAGCTTGCCTTCACCTCGTCGACCTCCTTCTTCAAAGCTTCCTTGCGTGCCTTCTCGGCTTCCCGCTGTTTCTGCTTCCGCTCCCGCTCCGCCTTGGCAGCGGCCGTCTGATGTGCCTTGGTTACCTTAGGGTCTACATACGTTGATGTTCTGCCTTTTGGCTCCTTAACCGTCGTTCCTCCCGGTACATCCAACAGCTTCGAGTTCGCCTTCACCTGCTTTTGCAGTTCGTTGGATATGGTAGTGTTGTTTGTGATGATGGCCTGCTCCTGACTGATGCGGGTCTTATTCCATGCCACCATCTCCTGAGCGTTTTTAATTTGCTCATATTGTTTCTTGGTGATGTCGATATCTGATATAGTACCATTCTTGTTCCTACGTCTGATCCAATATTGTCCTCGGAATGTAGAACCCATGATCTGGTCGGTCTCATCATTGAAACCGTTGGCAGCCATCTGCTGCTGATAGAACTGCATGTTACCCTGGCGGGCCTTCAATAAAGTCTGATGGTTCATCGTATTGCTCTGCAATGCCACCATCTTGTTGAATGCCGCCTGAGCCCTTGCCGCTGCTATGAGGTTGTTGCAATATGCCTGGAGCGCGGACACATTGTTGTTGATGAGCTTGCCCTCGCTTGTGAGTGTGCCATGGTACGCCGGCACCATCTTTTTCAGTTGTGCAAGTGCGCGTTGGCGGTCCTCCAGCTTGAGATTGTTGTCCTCGACCACTCTCTCAAGTGTTTTCATTTTGGTGATCTCCTCAGCCGTGTTTTCGTTTGCCTGCTTATTGATCTCAGCCATTACCTGCTGCTTCTGTGAATACAGATTAGCGGTCTTAGCCGCCTCTTTCTGTTCCTTGCTCAGGTCGCTGAAATACCCTATCAGGCTGACGACGCCAACAGCTACTGTTGCAAGCACAGACGCCAACAATCCCCATGGATTGGCCTTGGTCACTGCATTAAGCTCCGTCTGCGCCACGGTCAGTGCCACAGTGTCCTTCTGCAGGGCGCCTACGGCCAGCGTATAGAGTGCGATGGCCACGGTCTTTGCCTTGTTCCATGCCACCTCCGCCTTGTCGAGGATGGTCTTGCGTGCCTGCCATACGGTCATGATCTTTGTCCAGTTGGCCGCAATCTTCGTGGCCACGGAATATGAGCCTATGACGATGGCCAGTTTGGTAATCAGTCCGATGTTATTTTTCAACCATGGCACAATTACAGCGAGGGCGTGCACAAGTGCCGATGCCCCCGTGATGGTATATTTCACCACCGGCATGAGCTGCTCGCCGAGCTCTATGCTCAGGTCCTTGAAGTGCTTCTTGGCCTTGTCAAGCTCTGCCTGCGCACTCTCGTTGGCACGGTTGAACTCATCCAAAACAGACTGCCCAGTTGCGTATGCGGCATTGGCCGTGTTTTCTGCCTTTACCACATCTCCGAGTTTATTAGCCAGCACGGAGAGTACCTGCACGGCACGGCTGCCTGACAATCCCATCTGGTCGAACATAGGAGCGAGCTTATCAAATCCGCCCTTCCCCTTCATCGTGGCAAAGAACTGGAGCAGGGCTTGGTTGGCATCGGTCTTCAGCATGGTCGTGAACTTCTTCACGTCCACGCCTGCGAGCTGTGCGAATTTTGCCGGCTCCTTGAACATGGCTGTAATCAGCTGGTTGAGCGAAGTGGCCGACACCTCCACCTCCTGCATGTTCTGGTCGAGGACGGAACCGAAGCTCATAATCTGTGGTATTGTCATCCCTGCCTGTTTGGCCACGCCCGCCATACGGGCTGCGAACTCCACGAGATAACCGCCACTGGCTGACGACGACTGTGACAGCTCGTTGATGCACGAGCCTGTCATCAGCATAGCCTTGTTCAATCCATGCTTGTCATCCTCTCCAAAGGCCATGGCCATCTTACCGATTTGTGCCACGGCATCATCACCGAGGTCATCGCCGAGGGCTACATTGATCTTGTCGGCTGCGTCGACAAAGTCTTTTGCCCCTTTCTGTGAGCTGATACCCAGACGTCCGGCTGCGCCAGCCAGCTGGTTCAGCTGGTCCCGCCCAGTGCGCGTGTTCATCTTCTTGAACTCTTCATTGAGGGCCACGACCTGCTCTTTCGTCATACCCGTGTATTTCTGCACGTCCACCATTTGTTCGTCCATCTCTGCATAGTCCTGCACCGAGTTTCGGATGGTCATAGTGATGCCAGCGATACTTGCCGCCACACCCGCGAGTGCCGTCTGGTAGCGGTTGAGCTTATCAGCGATCTTGCCGAAGGCACTTGGCTGCTCCCTTGTTGCCTCGTTCATTCTCTGCATCTCGGTGCGGCAGGCCCTGACACGGTCGGCAAGTGCCTTGTATTCCTTTGAGTTCCGTGCCACGTTGCCAGAGCGCAGCTCTTTGTTGAGCGCACGCACCGTTTGGGCGAGCTCTTTATAGCTTGCCTGCGAGAGGTCTTTGACTGACGTCGAAAGCCCATTGATATACTTCTTCTGCTCCCTAATCTTCGAGGAAACACTATCAATGTCCTTCTGCATGTCAGCGGCCAGCTGATGGTTCTTAGCAGAGGACGATGCATAAAGAGCCTTCTGCTGCTCCTTCAATCGCTTCTGCTGCTCCTCCAGCTTTTTCAACTCAGATTGAGCCTGACGTGAGTTCAGCTCAATCTCCGCACGGAATTTCTCAGTATTACCAGGCATAATTTATTTTATTTTTCTTGCTCTTTCAGATAATTTACAATAAGCCCAAATCAGCGCAACCGCCACGTCGCATATTCCAAGGAAAACCAGCACCTTCTCGTACCAAGGCTCCCCCTTCTCGACATAGACATTCTTTGGCACAAACTTCGGAATGGAATCATGTACGATGCTGTCTATCCGCATGATGAAACGAACCGTTGAAGCGCTGCGTGTGTCCTGATCCTGTTTCACGAGCCATGCTTTCTCCTGCTTCCCGATACGGATGCCATAGTCGGCCATCATCGTCGAGTCAGCCTGCCGGATGATGGTCGTGGTACTCGTCAAGACGCTGTCAACACGATATATGGTGTCGCGCTGATGAACGATGCGCTCGTGCACCTCCGGAACGAGGACCTTCTTCGAGGCGCATGAGGAGAAGAGCAGCGCTATCAGTCCTATGAGAAACAGGCTGATGACCACTTGGTCATAAGCCTCCCATATATCAAAGTGAAATCTACTGCGCATATCTCCGGGCCTCCCACTCTCTACGTTTCACAAGCCCGTCGAGGACTTTGTTGTTACAATATATCCATCGCCGGAACTGAGTCTGTACCTCTGCCACCGGACGCCCCGCCTTGACGTATTTGAAGAGCGTAGAGCCCTTCAACCTACCGAGACCGAGGTTAAAGGCGAAGTCAGCGAGCGCGTCGAACTGTCCCTGCGTCTTGATTTGCGGTATCGATGACAAGTATTTCTCGATGGGGGCGAGGTCGCTCAGCAGGTAGCGCTCAGCCTCGCTCTGGCTGATTCGGTCATATTGCCTCACGCCTTTGGTGTGGCCATAACCTATTGTCCACGTGTCATCACTTTTTTTGTACGCTGTCAGACTCAGGCCCTCGGCCTGTCTGACATGCTCCAGCAGCTGTTTTGATGCTTTCTTCATTGCCTTGTGTATTCAGATAAGATTTTAGATATGGAATTCTCTCGATGAACTCAAACCTCAGTACGTAATAGAGGAATGCGAAAATCATCCAGGGCGTAGAGCCCTTCTTGAAGATCTTCTTGCAGTTCTTGATGATATTCAGCCCATAGAAGTATATCACCACATAGGTCACATAGCTCACGCACTGCAGTGCGCCTTCTTCCTGTCTCTTGAATTTTCCTATAGCATAGATACAGGTACAGAACACAAAAAACACCGTTGCCTCACCTACACAGCGTGCCGCCTTCTTCAACTCGAAGTCCTCCTTGTTGGCGATCATCCCGGAGAGATAACCAAAGATGAAGTTAGCGAAGAATATTAAAAACAGAGAGCTCAGCTCGCCTTGTAGCGGTCTGAGATATGCCAGTACTGCAAGCGCTATGCTTACAGCGGCGTTTTTTGCTATATCGTACATGGAACCGGTCATCATCTTGTTTTTTATCGCAAAGATAATGACGACTTCAAGTTATTGAAAATACGCAATTAGTCCTGAATAAGTCCTCGTTTGATAGATAAAAATCCCCGACACGGATTCGTGCCGGGGATTTGTTTATGTGAATTTAAAAAAAGTCTGTCCTTTGGACGTCGCAAACTGTTGTATGACGGTCGGACATGGTAGATCCTCTTTCGTGAAGTCATTGATGGCCTGGTCGATAAGGATCTTTGACCCGGTGAAGGCGTAGTACTCTGCATCAACTGCTGTGTCACGTCCTTCAGCGTCTTTCTTCTTAACGCACACATAGACCTCTTCTCCTGTATCCTGGTCTGTGTATGTCTTTAAGATCTTCTTGAATCGGATGGTGAGTGCGTCTTTGGCTTCCTCCTTTACTACGTCCTGCATATTCCCTTCACCATCCTTAATTTTAGTCGTTACCTTTTCCTTCTCGATTTTACTTTTGACTACCTTATAATCAATTAACAAAATCTTGTTGCCGGAATTACCCCCCCCCGATTTTTCACTTGTGTAATTACAGATTGAGGAGAATTTAACCTTGTCTTCAGCTGTTAATCCCTCAAAGGGAGCCTTCACCCGCCGCCGGCGGATGATCTTACCTAATGTCTTTTCCATTCCTAACGATTTGATGAGATGTATTGAGTTTACATGTTTGATATAGCCTAATTGTGATGCGCATTTCCGCCTGATGCTTTCTTCATCGTATCCTTTCTTTTGAAGTTGATTCACTTTCCTTGCAAGTTTCTGTTTGTTGCGCTTGGCTACCAGCACTCTGTCATGATAGAATACATATCCGCATACCCTTATCCCCATCCATGTCGGACGGATATTATAGTCTTTATTGACTTCTATATGCCAATCACGTGACAAGTGCATGATACATAATTGTGTGATAATATGCAGCGCAGTCTTATCTTTGTGCCGGATAATGATATTGTCCACAAATCTTAAATAATGCGGTATGCCCTCATCGACATAGCCTCGGAATACATGTGACAAGTATTGGGGGCCTTTGCAGAGATCCGTATAGTCATCCGCTGTTGCAGTCGCTACTCTGCCTTCGATATATTTTGATGTCCAGAAATCGAGTTTTTCCTTATTCTCTCCGATGTCAAAGAATCTCATGGCCAGCCGATCAAAGCGTGCGAGATAAATCTGACCAAGAATTTGGCTCACCTTAATGCCAAGTGGTGTTCCTTGAGGATAACTGTCGATAACCTTGAAAAGATTTCTCCTGAGCTTTCCAGGCTTCACTTTCCGCTCTATCTCTTTTTTGAGAATTCCATGGTCCATTCTTGGGAAATAATGATGAGCATCGAGCGGTACATAATACATATTATCTTCCTGGTCTTCCTTGAATAGCTCATTCCGAAGTATCCTCATGAATGCGTGCGTACCGAGGCCTGGCTTTACGGCCGGAGCTCTGTATGTAGAGTAATCATACAGTTCCTTCTCGTAGGGTCTGATGGCAATGGCTTCTGCCACATGGTCCTCGATGGGTGCCTTGGCCAGGACACGCTTTTTCTTCTCAAAAATGATTTTGCGCTTGTAGCCCTTTGGAGTCCATTCCTCGGATGATAAAGATTCAAGAATTGTCTGCAGATTCTTTTCAAGATTCTTATCAAATCTTTCCACATAGTCTCGGTGATGCTTTTGATACGAATATGTATCATAAGCAGCACGCGCATTCTCCATGTTCTCGACCTCGCTGACTTTATCTTTGATTCTTTTCATATTTACTTTAATGGACGGGATCTTGCGGGGTCTTTATTGTTCCGAAATTTCGGCGGGGTCTCGATGGTTTGATTGGAAGTCTGCAAATTCCTTCCGGCACGTATGAGGTTCGCGCTTCCGGCTACTTGTCTCAGTGTCATCTTTCGATATGTTTTCCCAATGGGGAAGGCTCGTCTCCTTTTAATAATTTGTTGAGGAACGCGGACCAGTTCACATTGGCATCACCGACACCATTGTTGCCATTGGCGTACATCGAGCCGGCATTGTCACCATTGTTACCGTTGCCCAACAATTTGACACCACGGAGGCCGCTCCAGGAGAGTCCACCTCTTCCGCAGAAATGCAGAAGTGGGTGCAAAGGTACAGCATAAATATCAGAATTCAAAATGATTCCTGCGGAATTTTGAGCAAAATAATCAAAATTCCTCAGGAATCAAAAAAAATCGACCGCTGCGCGGTACTATACGCCCTTGCAGGGCGGGGCGCTTCGCGCCGGGGTCCCTTGTTCTCTTGATCCCCGTTTCCTGCGCCTCCTTGCCCTCTCGTGCTCTAGTGTTCTTGTTTACTCCGCCAGTACTGGATTCGTGCTGAATGCCTCTGCCCACTCGCAGAGGAACGCGGACCAGTTCACATTGGCATCACCGACACCATTGCGGCCATTGGCGTACATCGAGCCGGCACCGTCACCAACGCTACCGCTGCCCAACAAGAGGACACCACGGAGGCCGCTCTTAGATCCCGGATTATAATATCCGTCTCCAAAGTACGTTGACTGGCTTCCGCCATCTTCAGACGGCCAAAATGCAAGATGTGACATATTGTATGCCTTCGGGTATTTCCATCCTTCGGTATTATATGGTGCCCTGCTATGCAATACATGCCCATCTAACGAATTCAGATTGAAGAGAGTCTTGCCAACGCTATCATCGATATATAGGCTCTGACTGCCATCTTCGTTACAATTGATGAGCATGTTCTCGCTCATGCACCAGAGCGCTTTATAGTCGTTCTTCAATCCATAGAAGTTCGGAATGGCGCTATACTCTATGTCCTTGGCCGTACCATCTTTATTCGTCGTACTACCTTTGAACGATCCTACTTCCAGTGCATCACCATCCTCCACAAGCGCATTAAGAGGCAGATAGCCATTATCCCACGGATAAGATTCTGAGCATCCAAAGCCAGTTCCACCCTGGTGCAGTCCGTCCGTGGTCAGATTAGCATTGAAGTCGGCCTGTACATTTCTGTTATGGAAGATCAACCGCTTGAGCATACCGGTCACGAAGTTCATCACGCGCTCATTTGCAAACCACAGGTCACCATTTTTGTGGGCGGCAGTCTGCAAAGTTAATATTGACTTGTTGAAAACTGGAACCGTTGCCGTGCCTACACTCTTCAACGACTGTGTAGCACTGTCGTATGCGGCGTAACCGGAAGCTGAGCGCGAGCCTACAGGGATATAGTAGTTCCAAAATCCCTTACGTTTGCTGAAAGACATCGTCTCGTAGGTATAACCTGCAAGCTTGAAGTTCTGATAATAGAACGGTTTGTCCCATCCCCACTGATAATGTCCCATACTGCCGTCAAGGACCGCTTCCTCTCCGGTCTCCAGCAGCAGGTGCGTCTTGGGCGATAGCTTACGACGTGAGTGATCGTTCTGCACCAGGTATCCACCGAGATTGAGCAGGGTAGGCAGTTGTCTGAGCATCGACAGGGAGCCGACGACTTCCGTCTCAGTTTTCGCATCCTTATACCGGATGCCGCACCATTCTGCGCCAGCCTGGCTGACGGCGTCGCTCAGCAGCATACGGCTTGCCTTACCTGTCAGAGAGTCGTAGAGTTCCACATACTGCCCTGCCGTGTCCATACTCGCCAGGTCGAGGTCTCCGATCTGTTTCGCGTTATCAAAAGCTTGTATGATCAGCTTCACTTTTGCTTCTTCGTCTGTTGTTAATGCCATAATTTATTGATTTATGAGTTATACGATTCTGAAACCACTATTAGTCATTCTGATGGTGCCGTTGCCCGACAAACGTATATAAGGTTGTCTGACTGTAATCTTGATTTCCACATAGAGTGCGGTGTTGTTTGTCGGGATAACATAGAACCAGGTATCTCCGGTACCGTTGATGGTCAGTCTTCCTCCCGGGTCCACATCCATAGCGTCGCCACTTGCCCTTTGGAAAATCACGTTCTGCGGGTAGTAGGCTGGTACCAACCTCGCATTGATTCTTTGCGGGACTTTGTTGCGGATGGAAATATCTGTCGGATAGTCGACATACATTTCCTCCGGCTTGAGCACCTCCTTTGCCGCAATTTTCTTGGCAAGGGCTTCCATCTCCGCTATTCTCGTTGTTGCCAAGGCAGCAGCTGATGTTGCAGAGGTAGCAGCAGCTGTGGCCGAGTCTGTAGCGGCCTTAGCCGTGTCCACCATATCCGAGAAACTTTTCTTCCGTGCAGTCTCGTTGGCTATGCGTTCCGCCTCACTCTTTTTTCTTATCTCCTCAGCAGCAATGGCTGCCACGAGTGCGGTAAGATCCACCCATGTACGCCAGTTCTTTTTGTCTGTGTCTGGATTCGATGTGTTGCCGTCTTTGAGTGACAGGTGTACGCCTTTGGCCGTATGGGCGATGTCATGCTCATCATAGCCGGTGATCTCTTCCGTTGCCTGCGTGTCCGGGTCGGTATAAGTGAACTTGTACCCGTCCACCCAGTCGCCTTTGTCGGTAAACACGGTTGTTCCGACATAGATATCTGTCTGTTCTGCCATATGCTTATATCTTTATATATAGTTTATTTCTCTTAAGCCTTACCCGGCTTGCAATCAGCGAACTGTTGTCACGCACATACAGTCTGTTGCGTTTGAAGATGAAGCTCGGGTACATCATTCCGCCTTTGGCTATCTTGTGCGTGTCGACATACGCCTTCGTCGCTTCATCCCATTTCCACCAGTTGCCGTTATCGCCCTGAATTGTCGGGTGGTCGTTGAGTTCCTTGCTGCGATCCGTTTGCACCTTGCAGGCGGCCGTCTGAGTTTGGGACGTTGCAGCGGCATCATTGGCTGCCTTGGCTGCCGTCTGTGCCGATGCAGCCAGCGTATTGGCAGCGGTAGCGGCATTGTTGGCGGATGCTGTGGCGGAAGTGGCATTTATAGTGGCTGTCTTGGCTTTCGAGGCTTCACTGTTGGCAGAGGCAGCGGCATCAAGCGCGGCTTGTTTCTCCTGTGTGATGTCCGTGATGGCGTCCGTCACCTTCTTGGCGGCGGCATTGGCGCTGTTGGCAGCCGTGTCGGCGTTCTGCGATGATGCGTTAGCCTTCGAGGCGGCATCCTCGACAGCAGCGATCTGCGCATCGACGTCCTTGGTAAGCAGCTGTAGCGGTGCCACGACCTGCTTACGCACGCCGTTGCCGTCATCGTAGAGTGCCGGCATCGTCTTGATATTCTCGATGCTGGTGGCCACTTCGCAGTCAAAGATGTTTTTGGACTGCGAGGCTAGATATTTGTAAAAGTAAGGAGCTACGGCAGTAACAAAGGCTTTCAGCTCCTCCTCATTCGTAATACTGTTGACTCCAATCATAATTCGTATTTCCTTTATTTTTTGAGTTCGTCAAGAAGGTATCGTTTGACAGCTGCCACTAGTGGCATGTCATTGATGACGTGTATCATCGATGACAGATATTGTATCGGAATACTCACTTCACCCTGAGAATAGTAGATTTCTTCGGCAAGTTTGTCAAATCCGATATCACCGACTACCGACCCTGTGTACTTCATTGAATTGCCCAGGACTTTCGCTACATTGAAAGTCTGCATTGTCCCGTCAAACGAGACCTGCACTTTGATGTTTGTAAAATCTAACTTTTTATCCATGTTATTCATGCTTTATACCTACGATGATACCTCCGCGTACTTGCAATCGGTAATTATCAAGGTCTTTGTCGTAATCGAAATCGATACCATCCCATCCGCTGTTGGCTCCGGAACCTGTATGATTATAACTGCTTACTGCACGGAATGTCTTGGCCGATATTCTTGTGCAATAGATGTCATCAGAGCAGTAGAGTCCGCCATTGAAGAATCCGGCATAAGTGTCTGCTCCGTATGGAGAGACGAAACTTGAGCTAGTCGAAGAATATATACTTCCGAATATAGCTGCGCCTCCTATGTTAGATCCACAGGATTTAACGCCATACCTTCCGGACGTGGCTGCGTTGAATGAGACATCAACGACTCCCGTATTCTCGTCTGATGAGACACCTAATTTCAGTGAGCGCGAGTCATTGCTGAAGTAATCTGATTGCTTCCACAATAATATGCCGTTGGAGATTGTAAATCCACCTATCTTCCCGCTCATGGCGTTTATGGTTCCGTTGAACGTACCATTGTTTGCCGTCATGTTACCTTTCTCATCAATGGAGAAGTTACCGTTGATGGTAGTATATCCTTCGAGTCGAATCTGTTTCGCCTTGATGATGACAGAATCCACCGTCTCCTTAATAAAGCTCTCGATGGTATTCTGCCCTTCCTTATAGGACGATGGCACAATATTGGCAAGGTCTGCGTTCACGGCTGGCTCCAGCTGTATTTTCTTCGCATAGAAGTAACCCTTTGTTGCCGTTATGGTTGTCACGGTCTCGGTTATGTCGTATTGCCCGTCTGACCGCTTTGCCCCGGTGCAGTTGCGTGTTACACGCACTCTCCCGCTATCCTGCGAGATGGTGGTGTTGGCGGGTATGCCAGACTGCGTTGAGTAGTTCGTTACGGTCGACGACGTCACCTGTGAGCGATAGCTGCGATTGACGAATTTGAAGCGCGTATATTTCCCCGTGGCCTGGAAGATGATGTAATAGCGTTTTTCGATTCCATCATCCAGCTTGCGGTACCGCAACATTCTCATGGTTGTATGCGCAGTCTCATCATCGTCCCTGCTGCTGTAGTTGATCCCCTCAGAGTAGGTATAGGCCCCATCCTTCGACGATGCAGACCCGATCAGCACATAGAAGTCAGATACGCTTTCATCTGATACGAGTGTGCTGAATGACAATATATAATATTTCCCCTTTTCTGTCTTGGACACTGGCGAGCACAAAGCTGCGAGGCTTGATGAGCTGCTGTTCGAGAAGCTCACGTCACCTATCGGAAAGGCATTGCGCACTACGAACTCTCTTTCATCGACCGTAAAGTCAAGCGTTGCGGTCTCCCGGTCCTGTTCCAACGTCCAGAGCTGCCCTGATCCGGTGCCTACGAGCAGGTTGTCCGACGCCTCGCCCTTGCCGGCATAGAGTACATTGCCGTCGGCAGTTGTGAGGATTCCCGCTTCCGTCCATTTGGCACCGATGGGATTGCCATTATCGTCATAGTATACTCCAATCTGCGTGACACGTGACTGTACTTTCGTAAAATCTGTATACAGGGTTGAATATTCGGTCTCCAAGCTGCCGATTTTCGTGTTATGCGCACTGATTTGGCCTTCGGCCGTAGTGAGACGAGAATTCAGTTTATTGTATCCATTTGTGTAGTCATTCACATATGTTGTCACGCTGTTGTTCAGCATGTCATAATTCGTACCAAGTTCACTCACCTTCCCGTTGAGCGAGTCGATATTCTTTGCATTGATGCTGATACCGTCTGCGTTGACCGATATGAGACGGCGTATCTCTTTTTGATCATTAGGATACGTCTGATTGACAAAAGTATCAACCCGATTGTTCACAGCATCGATATTCACGCCCAGCTGTTGGATACTGTTGTTGGCAGTATCAATTTTTGTGCTCAATGCCGAAATCCCGTCTGTGTTCACCTTGATCCTGTTGTCGATAGCCGACTTATCTGCAGGATAAGTTGTGTTGACGAACAAATCCACCTGTGTGTTCAGCGCGTCGACAACCAATCCCAAGGACGTGAACTTTCCCGCTATGGCATCATCGTTCTGGCCAAGCAGTTTTATAGCCTCTGCTGTCTGCTCGTTAGAAGTGCTGACAGTGCGTGCCAGATTGCTCAGCGCAGTGTCCGTGATGGCCACAAAGGCAATACGACACTCACCCGTGTAACGGATGACGAAGTTGCCGGTGCCATTCCATTTACCGTTGAAGTTGATTGTTGTCCACTCGCCCGTATAGGGTACGTCTATGGTTCGCACAGACAAGTCATTGGTCTTACCTTCCACATCGGTGCAGTCAGTGAAGCCGATGGTCAGCTGCCCGGCTGTGAGCGCATATATTCGCAGAGACACATAGAGTGTGTCCTGGACATCCTCCATGGCTCCGTCCGTAGCCTTGCGCAGCTCGACAGCATTATTGCCCTTGGCGTCTGTCTTCGTAGATGTTTGGCCAGTGGGCTTACTGTATTCCTTGTGTGTCTTGGGCGGGTCGATGAGTGCATTCTTCTGGGTCAGCCCACAGTTGAGTACCCTCAGAACCTGACGCCCCTCCGATCTTTCTATCTCTACACGGTGATTGCCGCCGGCCGTGGCATGCCCATTGACCATTACCGGCATATTGGTCACAGGGTCCATCCAGAAGGATGTATCGTCCGAGTCGTCGATAGTCCACCCGTCAATGAACGTCTCCTCCCCTACTGCAGTAAGGAACTGACCATTGTGGAGATAGTTGGTATCGTCTGTCAGTTCATATTGTGTCTTGGTGAAGTTGGAAGAAAAGAGATCTGTCAGTACTTGAAATTTTGTGTCGATGTTCTCACCCGTCCGGCGGAGTACCAGGTCACCGACGGCATAGAGGTTCTGCAGCAGCTCACCGAATCCTTTCAGCTGGCCAAAGCTGGGATGGGTGATACCTTGCAGGTTGCCGAGTCGCCCCTTTAATGCATTATCCGGATCGGTCTTCAGCCCATAGATGATATCCATGTAGGGCGTTCTGGGGCCAACTGTTGTGATGCTGACGATGCCCTTGCGGTCTTCATCCGTAAGGTTGTCGACACGTACGAAGGTATCCTTCTTTTTGATGAGATTCTCCGGAGTGGCGCCTTCCATGGATGAAGTGAAGTTGCGAAACTTCACCCAGGCCAGCATGTTCTCACCTGTCCCCTCAGAACCTACCTCCGTCACGATGAGCTCATAGTGCTTGGTGACGTAGTGGTCATTGGCAGCCGATGGAGAGCCGTTGTATTGCTGCACCATGATGATATCATCCTTGCGGAAGGGGTTGTACATCCGGCCTTCCTTGGTGTCGAGATACACCTTGCCACTCTCCGCGTCATAATGGTCGACCTCCAGCATTCCTGTGAAGATGCGGTTGTCATTCTCTCCGAGCAGCTGCGAAATAATCATCTCATAGACGCGCATGGTTCCGCGCACGATCAGATTGTCTAGCTCGGCCGTGTAGCGCTGTTCTGTCTTCCCAGCGGCATTTGGCACGGCCTCTCCCCACAGTCTCCAGCCGAATCCATCGAGAAAGCCCGACTGATACTTAGGAGAGGACAGATCCCCGCCAAATACGCTGTTGCCCTCTACGAGCAACGAGCCTACCGTGGCTTTGGCCCAGGCTACAATCTGGTCGACGCAGAGCTTGTACTTCCCCGTCTGTGTGTCAACTACGGCAATGGCAAAACCAGTCTTAATCTTCTCGCTGAATTCTGGCGAAGCAATGGTATAAGCTATGATGTTGCCGTCCTTATCGAACTGAAAGATATCATCGATCTTGATACCTTTCAGGAAGGTGATAAGGCCCTTGGACACGTCATCTTTCTCCTTCGAGAGATACCCATTCGAGATATCTGCCAGCGCAGTCTCCACGCTCGCGGCCACATACTTGAAGATCTCCATCATTGTGCTGCCCACCCGCTTTGCGGTGTTGGCAGCCTCACGACGCTCATCACGTATCTGCTCGATGTGCTTCTCTATGTCTTTCGCCTCTAAACTCATATCGCAAATTTACGCTCTATCCTCCTACTTTGAAAATACGGGCTACAGGTTTCGCAGCGCGTTCGTCTTTTCCTTGATGGTAGTGAAGAGCCTGCTCACCACGTTGGACAGCGTGCCCATGTAAGCCTCCCCGTAAAGGCTCCGCTCCACGTCACCGAGCACATAGATGGAACGGAGGTACTTCCTCACGAACCAGTCACGTTTCTCTCGCGGCTTGCCCGTCGTCATGTGCTTGGTGCTCCATCTCGGGCCGCGGCTACGTGGCTTGTCAAGGCGTGCCGCCTTGCGCAGCGCCGGGTCGAGGATGTCGAGGTCACCGCCATTGCCCTTGTTATAGCCATTGCCCACGCCGGCGGCCACATAGATGCCATACTTCATGAACTCATGTGCGATGGTCACCTGCTCACCCATGCTCAGGCTGCCCGTGATGTCGTTGTACAGTTTCTGGGTGTCGACGATGCCGAGGCGCATGATCTGATCACGCCAGATGGTAATCATCATCTCCATCCATTCCTGCTCCCACTTCCGGATATCGTCCTCCGTCACCGGACGTTGTATCTTACGCTCAGCCATTCCACTCCTCCTTGTTGTACTCCAAATCGATCGGCTCACGGGTGTAGAGCGTGAAATACAGTCCTGTCATGCCGGAAAGGTAGTAACGTCCCAGCTCAGAGTTGGGAATGGACTGAGTCTCGAACTGCACCATCTGTTCATCATAGGTGTATTTGTCACGTATGATTCTGGTGACGAACTGCTTGAAGACCTCACGGCAGAGGTCGAGCTGCCTTTGCCGGTCCTCCATATCGGGATAGTTGTAGGCCGAGAGGATCATCACGGTGAAAGCGCGCCTTTTCGTGAAGGCATACGTGCCGTCATCGGATGAGAGATTCTCCGTGTTGGTGTCCGCAATCGCGATGAAACGGTCATTTTCGCGGTATTCCTCCAGCAAACCCTCCAGGTTGTCAGTGTTGCTGATCACCACCGGCTTGAATTTCTCCTGCTGGCAGAGCTTATTCATCTCTGTCATCCTGGTAAAGTATTTGATAGCGTCGAACATGGTCTACTTGTTTTT